ACTAAGTACAGCTGTCAGATTCGTGGCGCTGTCAAGGTGAATTCCACAGTATCCCAGCAGACTAGGAACAACGAGCTCTTTGGTTTTACTTGGAGCCAGTTTATCCCGACTGTTTGGGAGTTACTACCGTGGTCTTTCCTCGCTGACTACTTCACCAACATCGGTGATATCTTGAATGCAGGCGCCGTTAACACGGCCGACCTGGCTTGGACGTCCCGGACTATGCGGGCGGAGACTACAGCTTATGCCTCCGCTTCGATTAGCCCAAGGACGTCTACCAGTGTTGCTGCATCGCTGAACCCTGGAGATGTTGAGCGCTTTAGTAAGACGATAAGTCGTGATGCTGGTGGACCAGTTGTCCCCCAGTTTCGTTGGTCCATTCCGGGCTTGACCTCAACGACGCCTACGGGCGAAGTCGGTCTAAATACCCAATGGGTCAACATTGCGGCCTTAGCGTCTTCCTACAAGCGCTTAATTCCCTTTCATCGAACTTAACCAAGGTCATTTCTATGACAATGTCCCTTAGCTCCCCAATTACGGGGGCAGCCCAGACTGGGCTCACCAGCCCGACGTATACGATTGTAACTGATATGGCACCTGACGCTAACGGCAAGCAATACGCTGTTAGCGCTATTGGTGGCACTCAGGCCGGCGTGGATACTTCCTCGACGGTCAATCGTCCCTGGACACTCACGTTCTTCAGGCCGAAGGCTTTTAAAGTCCTAGGCAAGCCGAACCCGAGTACCGGGCTTATTACGTCGGTGCCGCGCAACGTGTGGAAGTTCCTCACCAGAAAGGGTGTTATCCCTCTGGCTGGACAACCCGCAGCGACCATGATGATCGAAACAATCATTCATGTACCTGCAGGGGCCGACACGGCTGATGCGGCGAACGTGCGTGCCGCCCTGTCGTCGCATCTAGGTGCCCTTGCCCAAGCTTCATCGGGCATTGGTGACACCAGCGTGACAGGGGTCATGTAACAAGACATCCTTCGTGAAAGCTTCCAACAAGAGGCAATCACAAAAGGGTCGACGTACACGTTTTAAACCGGAGAGTTCAGGATGGACGCTTGTCCTCACGTTCTTTACGACTGTCTTCAAGCCGATCTGTTGGATGGTGTGCCTGGCTATGATTGCCTTCTTCCGAAAGGAGGTAAGGTTAATTTTTGGCCAGGTATCTCATTTACTGAGGTCGCTAGGCTCCAGCTGCTGAAATCGATCCTGAAGAAATTCAGGGGTAAGAAGACAGCGGACGCGGATAACTTAGCTCTTCAGAAGTTCCTCGAGTCGAACGCAAAGTGCAATCGACCGAACGCCATAGATGTCAATGGTTTAACGGAAATACAAGCCGTTGCCATTGGGGAAGCCAAGAAGTGGATTTATGACTTCTGGTTCGACCGCTCAGGAGAGTATCTCATCGACACGGACAAAATCCTTGCCGGTATAGGTACTGGTCCTGGCGCATCTATCGGTGCGATAGGCGACAGCTTCTACCAAAAAGTAGCTTGCAGCCGCTTAACGGGAACTAACAGTCAGCTTTTCTCTCTTTACAAGAGGGCTTGCTCGAAGTTTAGCCTCTGGTCCGAGACCGAAAAGATCCGGTCAGACCATATGGGCGGCTTCGTTGCAGTCGACAGTAACAAACTTAGCTACGCCGCGAAGTATGCGGAGATTTCACGGACCATCTGCACTGAGGCCATGCTGAATATGTTGATTCAGCAAGGGGTTGGCACTGCGATGGAGGAACTGCTGGAAGCGAAATGTAATATCAAACTCGCTGATCAGCAGGTACTCAACGCCGAGCTTGCCCGGATTGGATCATTGACTGGAGAGTTTGGTACTATCGATCTCTCTAGTGCCAGTGATACAATCTCTTTGGGTCTTGTACGCGAACTCCTGCCCAACTATATAGCTGGGTGGTTGTCAACGTGCAGGTCCCCAAATACACTCTTGCCTAACGGCGAGAAGGTTCAGTTGCATATGGTGTCGTCCATGGGGAATGCATTTACATTTCCCCTACAGACGATCCTATTTAGCTCTGTTGTCCAAGGTTGTTATAGGGCGCTAGGGATAGCCCCCGTAAACAACTCCACCGGTCCTGTCCGAAAGGATTCGGATGACTTTACCTCGTTGAAAGATGAGGTTCGTCAACGGTGGGAACTTGGACGGCGACCGGGAAACTGGGGTGTCTTTGGAGATGACATAATCGTTCGCCGCGAGGCCTACGATTTAGTCGTTAATCTCCTTGAACGCTTTGGCTTCACGGTCAATTTAGACAAGAGCTACAACGAAGGGCCGTTCCGTGAATCCTGTGGTTCCGATTTCTGGAATGGAGGTAACGTTAGAGGCGTGTATTGTAAGCGCCTCGACTCCTCACAGGATTGTTACTCGCTCATCAACAGACTCAATGTTTGGTCAGCTAACCATGGTATACCTCTTCCGACTGCTATCAGGTATCTTTTGGGTACGACATACTTGGAGCAAACGTCTCGGGCGAAAGCTCGGACGCAGGCCCCTCGTAAAAGGAGACTAGAATTCCTCCCTGTCCCACCCTGGGAATCTGATACGGCCGGGATTAAGGTGCCAGAAGTTGCACTGATCAAGCATCCACTCCGTCACCAAGCCTCAAAAGGGCTGAAGGATGGTAAAGGAAGATTTCGGGAGGACCTGCAGGGTTCGTATGTCTACGCTAGACATATGGCCAAGCAGAAATCCCTAGACCTAGTGGATCTTGAGTCGCGACCATTACGACACAACAAGGGCTGGAATAATCCCGAGGGTGTCATTTTGGCCGCCGTAGGCGGGTACCTTCGCGACGGGCGGATTGTTGAACGTCAACGATCCGTTCACTACAAAAAGCGTCTTGCGATAGCTCCGAGTTGGGACTATCGTAATCCGTCAACTTCTACTTTAACGAAGTTGGGATGGCAGCGTTTTCAAGACGTTGTCAGGGTCAATTTGGAGCTAGATTGACCCGTAGAGCTCAGCGCGAAAGCGTTATAGCTCTAGACCCAGGG